TCTTTTTACTCATCTTTTAATCTACCTTTTTATTAATAAGTTTTTGAACTGTATCAGACTCATAAATCCTAATGCCTAGCCACACAATCGTAAACAAAGACGCAACAGGCGGCAACCAACTCATCAAAGCCATTACACCTGTACTTGCGGCCACAACATCTATTGCATCTTTTGTTTCTTCCATGCTTTGTAACTCCTTTTTATTTTTCACTGATTGCAGTGGTTGTCACAAAGCGCAATACTGTTACACAGCTTGCAATGATGCAACCTACCATAGCTTGTCCTGCGGGGCTAACAGGCAAAAAGCCTACATAGCCCTGAAGGATGCTTAGTACTGCCAAGGCTATGGAGAACTGTACGGTTTTAGACTTGAGGCTTTTAAGTATGATTTCCATTACCAAGCTACTCCCCAAGACGTTGAAGGCGCTTTAGACTCTGCAATCTGCGCGGCTACTTTGCCTTCAACGCGGGTAACTTCTTCTGAGCCTAGTGTTTCTTTTACCCAACCGACTACATTAGCTTCCGTAAGGCTATCGTAGGCTGTGTAGCCTTCTGCGCTTGCGTCAGGCGTATAGGACTCCATGCCCGATACTGTGCCTGTGTGGTCTCCGTCAGTCTCTGAAGCTGACCAAGCCGCATGAACTACGCCCTTGTCAGAGTCGTTGGTGTATTCCATGTTTGTGATTGTCCAAGTTACTGCCATGACTAGCTCCTTTATGCCGCTTCTGCGGCTGTTATGGCGGCATTGATGGTGGACATATCTTCACTGCCCCAATCATCCATTGCTACACCTGCTGATAGGTATCCTGCACTTCTCATAACACGCTCTTTAACTTCTTCGGCTGTCATCTCAGAACAGAAATCGTTTTCTGAATCTAGGGCGTTTGTAATGACGCTAACGCTTCCTAGCATTGCAGAATACATTTGTGCTTTTTCTTCATCGGTTCTTGCTACTTCTTCACTCATAATTATTTATCCTTCTAGGGTTTCTATTCTTGTGGTTAATGATTCAATCAAGGCTTGTTGCTCTTGGATAGCTTTGGTTAATAGTGGTACAAGTTTGGATTGGTCAATACCCTGCATTACGGCAACGCCATCATCATCTACTTCGTTGTGCGTACCTGTGACCGCTTCTGGTACAACTGCTTGCGCTTCGTGAGCTAAGAAGCCATCAACTGTGGTGTCATCAGCTACAAAGTTAAACCTTGCGGGCTTGAGTTGCTTTAATCTAGTTGTTGCATCCCACTCGTAGACTACGTTTTCTTTTAGGCGGTGGTCTGAACTTGTTGTGTAGGAGATTGTGTTACTGCCATCAAAGTCTATAGAACCTTTGTCAACACCATTGGATAAAAATCGAACAAGGTCTCCTGCTGACGAATTTCTGCAAACTTGCACAGTTTCACCAGAAGCATCTCGACTAAATATCGCACTGTCTCCACCACGGATACTATGTCCATTTCCTGTATTGTTTATTGAAGTTCTACCAACTAAGAAATTACCAGAACTATCAAATATACCGCGTGGATTACCATCACCGTCTGACAAAACGATGTTGTTGCTTGAGGTGCGGATGTCTAGGCCGCCTTGGTTGCCGCTGTAGCCACCAAGTATGGTGTTCTTAGAGCCTGTAGTAATTGAACTGCCAGAATTATTACCAATAACCGTATTGTGATTGCCTGTGCTTATGCCGTAACCCGCAACGTAACCAACTGCCGTATTGCTTGCATTTGTTGCTGAAGTATTATTTTGTGTGAACAACGCAGAGTAGCCTACAGCCGTTGACCTACTTCCTAGCTGTTCTTGGCCTAACGTATTTACGCCAATCGCAATGTTAAAATCAGAATCTGTAAGAGCATCACCCGCAAGACCACCTATGAGGGTATTTGACAGGCCTGTGGTTACTGCGGCTCCTGCTTGAGAACCCACCGCCGTATTGTATGCACTGCCTGAACCGCCAACATTTTGAACTGAAAGAGTTGAATTACCTATTGCAACAGACCTACTGCTTGAAGTTTCTGTGCTTAAAGCACTACGACCCATAGCTACGTTTCTTGTGCCTGTAGTAAGTGCATCACCTGCCAAGCCACCAACTAAGGTGTTGTCTACGCCTGTGGTTACTGCGGCTCCTGCGTTATAACCGACACCTGTGTTATAGCTAGATGTTGCAGATGTAAAGTTTTGAGAGCCTAACGCTGAAGCACCTAAAGCAACAGAAGCACTGCCTAAAGTATCGGTAGTTAAAGCGCCATAACCTACTGCGGTATTACTATCAGCATCGGATAATGCATCTCCTGCTAGTCCACCCATAAGGGTGTTTTGAATGCCTGTGGTTAACATTAGTCCTGCATAGTAACCGACTGCGGTGTTATAGCTGTCTGTAGCTGAAGTAAAGTTTTGAGTTGCTAAAGCCGCCCTACCAATAGCTGTTGATTTGCTTCCTAGTGTGTCTGAAGTTAAAGCACCGTAGCCTACTACTACGTTTTCATCTGCATCAGTTAGCGCATCCCCTGCTAGACCACCTATGAGCGTGTTTTGAACGCCTGTGGTTACTGCTAGTCCTGCCTGATAACCCACTGCCGTGTTGAAATTATCTACATCAGAGTTTTGAACTTTTAAAGCTTCAAAACCTACTGCTACATTTTTTCTTCCTGTATCTTCAGTAAGCAATGCTTCATAGCCAATAGCTACATTACTATGACCTGTTGTAGTAGCTTTACCTGCCGTATGCCCTACACCAACATTGTTACCGCCTGTTGTAGTAAGTCTTAGTGCCTGTGCGCCAATAGCGACATTGTTTGAAGCGTTTGCACTACTTCCACCGTATAAAGCCAATTTACCTACAGCAACATTACTATCGCCATCGGCTAAGTTACCACCTGCCTCATGTCCAATAATTACATTGCCTATGCTTTCTTGAGAATCTGTTAAGGCTCCATAACCAACGACAACATTTTCTGCTCCTATGTTTAAAGCATCAGCCGCTAAACTTCCCATAATGGTATTTTGTGTGCCTGTGGTTACTGCCGTACCTGCGTTATATCCTATCGCTATGTTGTAAGGTGTAGAACTTCCAGTATTCATCGCAGAAAGAGAACCATAACCTATAGCTACGTTTCTACCGTCATCATCTGCGGCATCTAAAGCTTGAGAGCCAATTGCAACATTTCGTAATCCAGTTGTTAGTGATACTGCCGCACCATGTCCAATCGCTACGTTATCAGCATCGTATGTAGTAGTTCCATTGTTTTGAGCAACTAATGCTTGAAACCCAATAGCAACAGAACGGTCTCCAGATACACAACCACTTAATGCTTGATAACCTACAGCAACACTTTGATTACCAATTGTCATTGCATCACCAGAAAGACTACCTACAAAAGTGTTGTTTATGCCTGTAGTTATGTCATTACCTGCGCTATAACCCACTGCCACGTTATGCATATCAGCGGCAACGGGATTATTACTACCATCTACATTCTTCTGGTTCTGTAAAGCGTTTGTTCCTACTGCTACTGATTTACTCCCTAATACATCTGTAGCTAAAGCAGACCTACCAATAGCTACGTTAAAGTCAGCGTCTGTTATTGCGTAACCTGCATTAGAACCAAAGAAAGAGTTATCTATTCCTGTTGTTGTCTGTCTTCCTGCCTCATAACCCACGGCTGTAGAATTAGAAGATGTTGATAAGTTTTGACTTATTAGGGCATTTCTTCCTATAGCGACTGTTCTGCTTCCCCCTGAGTCGGAGGCTAAAGCGGAATATCCTATTGCAACATTGTAGTCTCCAGTACTCATTGCAGTACCTGCCTCATCACCTACAAGAACATTATAATCACCACCACTTGCAATGCTGTTACCTGCGTTGACACCGAATCGGACGTTGTTGAGTCCTAGCGTTGGGGTGGATAGAGAAGAGCCAGATATGCTTAGAATATCAGACCCTGCACCAGAGCCTGTTTTAAGGTTGATAACCTCTCCATCGCCATGCGCCCAAATGTTTAACTCGCCATCAGAATCTAATTCTATAATTCCAAGTTCTGATCCATTGTTAAAACGAATGTGTTGGTCAGTTGTGGTAATGTTTAGTGCCGCTGAAGCGTGTGCCGCAACACCAATTCCCACTCGCGTACCTACAGCTAGAGTGCTTGCCATATCCACAGCACCATCAATGTCTACTACGTCTAGGTTAGTAGTCCCGTCTACGTCAATGTCTCCAGAAATGTCTAAGGATGTTGCGGCTACCTCGCCTGTAACTGTAACACCACCGCTGGCTGTCGCTATTTTTGCAGCGTTGTCATAATAAAGTTCTACAGCACCGTCTGTTATCATTTTTGCTTTGACTTCACTAGAACCTGATTTTCTAAATATAATATTATCAGAACCTGAGATGTATAAGTCACCGCCGCCATTATCAGCAATATAACTATCAGAGCCACTATGATAAATTTGTAAATCTGTTCCTGTTCCTAGTTGTAAACGTGCATTATCAGCAAAAGTTGCATTACCTGCGTGAGCAGTTGTAGACGCAAAGTCCACAGCACCATCAATGTCTACTACGTCTAGGTTAGTCGTGCCGTCTACGTCTATGTCGCCTGAGATGTCTAGGGATGTTGCCGCTACCTCGCCCGTGACCGAAATACCGCCAGACGCTGTTGCGAGTTTTTCTGCCCCGTTAAAATAAAGCTTTAAAGCGCCATCAGTTGTTGCTAACAATTTATTTTCACTAAAGGCGGCATTCATTAATGCTATGTTGTTACTTGCACCAATGTACAAATCCCCAGTGCCTTGCTCAGAAATAAAGCTATTACTTCCATTATGAAAGATAGATAAATCTTGCGAATCACCAAACTGTAATCTATCATCAGTAGCACCTGAACTATCTCCAAACACTATGTTTGAACCACCTGTAGCATTGCTCAGTGCAAGTATTTCAGCTAGGGTATCAACCGTGTCCTGTTGTGCATCTACATAGGCTTTAATGCTCTGCTGAGTCGCTAGAGCCGTTGCGCTATTACCTGACATATCATCTTGGTCTAGGATGTCTGTGACCGTTACAGACCCAGTACCTGACAAGCCATCAAACTCTACGTTACCGTTGACCGTTACTGCGGCAAAGGTTGGAGAGTCAGTAGTAGCAACACCTTGGTTCAAAGCCTTAACGCTTGCAATAGCAGTAAGCTCTGAATCCATCAAAGCTCCTGCGCTAGTGACATTAGCTGTGTCTGTGACATCTGCACTAGCTTCAATAGCATTTAGTTTGCTGTGATCTGCGTCTGTGAAGACATTAGAATCAGTTGCGGCTTCAACGGCTGTACGAATCTCTGCGTTTGTTTGGTCTGCGGTTGCAGAGGCTTCAATGCCATCAAGCTTTGAACCATCTGTAGCTACATCACGCCCATCGACTGTACCGCCAACCACAATATTACTTGCAACAGTCAGTGTAGAAGCCATGTCCACAGCGCCATCAATGTCAACAACGTCAAGGTTAGTAACACCATCAACATCAATGTTTCCAGAGATGTCTAAGCTTGCGGCAATGATTTCGCCGCTTGCATTGATTGCACCATTAATATCTACAGTTGTAGCGGCTATTTGAATCTCAGTGTCTGCAACAATGTCTAGTTGTCCGTCAGCACTAGAGTTAATATAAATAGCTGAATCGCGAAACTGAACTTTATCGTCAGTCGATACAGAAATGTCTGTACCCGCAGTAGTGTTGCTGAGTGCTAAGACTTCGCCGAATGTGTCAACAGTATCTTGCTGTGCATCTACATAGGCTTTGATGCTCTGTTGAGTTGCAAGGGCTGTAGCACTATTGCCTGACATATCATCTTGATCTAAGATGTCTGTGACTGTAACTGATCCTGTGCCTGATAGACCGTCAAATTCTATAGTTCCATCAACATCTATGTTGCCGCCAATTGTAAGGTTGCCTGTAGCTGTAAGGCTATCAATGTATGCGTCTTTAAAGCGTAGAGCATTTGTACCCAAATCTACATCGCTATCAGTAACAGGATATACTACACCATCTTCAATGCGTACTTGTTCTACGGCACTGCCACCTACTTCTACATAAACACTCCAACGGTTATTAGAGCTATCAACAACTATTTTATTATTAAAGTCTTGGTCGCCAATAATCTCAATGTTGCCGCCTTCGCCTGCGCCGCCATCGTGTTGGTGTCCTGTAGTACCAGAAGCCGCGTATGAAAACGCAGTAACTAATTGGTTGTATTCTGCATTAAAGAGTGACGCTGTAATCGTATCGCCATCGGTAAGCGTACTTTGTCTAGTGTAACTTGTTCCTGCCATTTGGTTATCTCCTACCTGATGGGACGTAATTTATATAAAGGCCGTTGATTGCGTATGGTGCGTTTTGATCAGAACTACTTATTCTGAAGTTACATACTGATCCACTGCCCTGTATAGCTTGACGTAGCATAGGATCGTTACTTGCTCCAAAGATTGCTGTTGCAAATATCGCTGTGCCAAAAAGAGCAGGAAGCGGAACAGAATCTAAAACATAATCTGCGGGTTGTGGTATGTCCGTATCCTCATAGTCATAACGGACTCTTAAACTTGGTTGTACTTCGCCTTCGGGCGTAATAGAAATCTTTGCATAATGTAAAGTCTTTCTAGTTCCTATGTCACCAAAGTCATAGTTTGGCGTTTGATAAATTGCATTAATATCAAATGCACTTCCAGAGGCTGTAAAGGTATTGCCTATGTCGTGGTTGTATACGTAGCCTGCGTTGTCGCCATGATACTCTTGTTCTACGCCATTATTATCAAAGCCTGTTGTAAATCCTACTGCCTGTATTCCTAGTGTTTCTGACCACTCAAAGCCGTTAGGTGTCAGTGTACCTATGATGCCTTTTGATGATACTGAACTTTGATTGTCAGAACTATAAAACAAACGATACTGCGACTTGCTTCTTAGTACTGCGCTTGTAATTGTAAAAGAGTTAACAGACAAAGCAATATTAGAAATAATACTTTGTATTTGTCGGCTCACTGATCCTAACTCAACGTCACCAATACGCGATGTACCCGCAACAGATCGTATGCCGTCTGGGCTAAGAAACACTAAGTCACCGCCAATCTCTTGTATGCTGTGTGAACTCAAGCAACCTACGTTCTGTGTAATAGGAACAACAGCAATATTACTAGAATCATTAATGTTTACAAGCTTGTGTATGCTGTTCCTGCAAAATATAATCAAGTCATCACGGAAGCTTTTAAGGCCAATTACTTGATCGCTTAGCGATATGTTTCCTGCGCCTGTGCCTGTGAAGTTATCAGGCTCAAAGTTGTGGCTGTAATATATAGTGTTTTTAGCCGCTGAAGCGCCTGCAACAACTAAGTGGTGGTCNTGTACTGCACAGACTGAAGGGGCTACAGTGCTATTTACAGTTATTTCTTTTGCAAAAAATGTACGAGTAGTTAAGCCGCCTGTACCTGTCATGCTAAATATAAAAGGCTTATTGACTCCATCTGTTATTACTATTTCGCCGTAGTCTGTGTTTCCTTCAAAGATTGCAAAGGTGCATTGTAGTTGCCCAGTTCTTGCATCCATGCTACGGCCAGTAAAGGTTGTATGATTATCACCATTACTATGAACACTTGCTCTGTTAATTTGTAGCCAAGTAGTTTCTCCGTCTTGGCTAAAAAAGATTCCGTCTCCTGAACAAACAATAATGCCGTCTGCGTATACAGCCATCCCTAGTATTTTGTTGGCGCTGTTTGGCCTAGTATCGCCAAAGGCTGTGTAGCCATTTATACGCCTGTAACCGCCATCAGGATCGACTTCAAAGTTTGTAAGCTTTGTAGCTAATCCGGGCTGAGACAACATTTCAAGTTGGTTTAGGTTTGTATTTAACCCGCCCTTACATGAAATACCAAAAGGTTGTGAAGCGGCCATATTATACGAATCTCATTCGGTCGTCTTTAATGTATGTGGGCGTAGGCTCTAAAAGGTTAGAGCGCATACTGCGTAATCCTTTTTTATAGTCTTCAAGTGCGAATGCCGCCGCTTGAGGGTTGTCTTTAAACTGCCAGATATAGTATCGAGCCTTAGCTAAAAGTACAGAAGTGTACATTTCAGGAAAGACTACAGAGTCTGTAGAAGCTGTAAGTTTTGTCGGTAGGCTCCAAGCATAAAACCAAACGCGATATACTTTATCGGGGATAGGACTAAGTCCAAACTTCCGTGAGTCTGGGCTTCGGATAACATTACTAGGCTGACCGTACTGCTGTGTATCTGCATCGTCTGCGTTTTCAGCAGTTCTGCGAAAGTCCTTCCAAGCCTCTGTA